CGTCGGCCCCCGTGACGGACACCCACGCCGTCGAGACCGTCGAAGGCCCGCAGATCGCCGACACGCCGGAATGGGCGAAGGGCGTCGAAGCCGAGGCCGCCGAAGAGAACGCGGAGGACCGTTTCCGCCGTGTGTGCATGGAGACCTCTGACTACGGCATTATCGAAGAGCCAAAGGACTTGCCGCGGAGCACCATCGACAGAATCCTCGCCGAGGTCCGCGCCGTTCGCTACCCGGACATAAAGACCACGATCGCCGACGAGGCCAAGCGCATCGTCTCCGGCGCGCGGCGCAGCGCCTACGGCAAGCCCGAGCAGAACTTCGAAAGAATCGCTCGCTTCTGGGACGCCTATTTCAAGAACACCGGGCGCGACATCTCGATCACGGCGGCCGACGTGTCGCCGCTCATGCGGCTGATGAAGGAAGCCCGGCTCTGCGAAACGCCGGCCCACTACGACAGCCACGTCGACCTGGCCGGTTACACGTTGACCGGCGCCGAAGTGAACGGCGTTACAAAACCTCTTGCCTAGTTGTCAGTTTCTGCGTACCACTATCGCCTGACACGACCGATTCCTGCTCTTTCCTGGTGGCCTCTTTTGCTCTTTGTTCCCGCCCATCGCTACGCCCGCTTCGAAGCGAAGTTCATACCGGAGCCCATGTCGGGTTGCTGGCTGTGGACGGGCGGGGTCAATGAGCACGGCTACGGAATATTCTGGACCGGGGCCAAGCTGATGAAGGCCCACCGCTTCTCGTTCTGCTGTGACAACCCTCCGTGCGTCAACCCCGACCATCTCTACGCGGGCTCGGCTCAGATCAACGTCGATGACATGTGGCGGCGCCAGCGCGCGACTGTGCAGAGGCGCCGCGGAACATCTCAGACACAGGCCAAGCTCGACGACAGCAAGGCCAGCGCGATCCGAGAACTCTGGGCCACCGGCCTCTGGCGACAGCGCGACATAGCCGCTGAGTTCGACGTCAGCCAAGGACTGGTCTGGCGCGTCATCCACGGGCGAAACTGGTTTGCGCCGAGTGGCGTCGTTATCGAGACGGGGCGCGGCAAATGATCCCGCTTCCGACCCAACTATCGGGTGCGACATTCCTCGCTGAGCGCGGCGCCGCCTTACTCGCAGATCAGCCAAGGTGTGGAAAAACCGGCGCGGCCATCATGGGCGCGGACTACATCTTCGCCCGCACCATTTTGGTCGTCACCACGGCGTCGGGCCGCAGCGTCTGGCAGCGGGCCTTCGCGCAGTGGTCGAACTACGGGCGCACCGTCCAGGTCATCACCCCCAAGACGCATTTAAGACCCGACGCCGAGGTTGTGATTATCGCGTGGGGTAGCATCGCCGAACCGTCCATCCGGGCTCGGCTGTTGCTCCGCACATGGGACCTCATCATCTCCGACGAGGACCACGCTGCCAAGAATTTCGATGCCAAGCGCACGCAGGCGTTCTACGGCGAGATGATCGAGGGCGGGGGCCGCATTCTTGTCAGCACGTCGCTCGCCGCCAAGGGCGCCCGCGTCTGGTGCCTGACCGGCACACCGCTGCCGAACTCCCCTCTCGACACCTATCCGCGCCTGCGGGTGCTTGCCGTCGATCGCCTGCGCGCCAACCCGGAGAAGGGTTGGCCCGAGGTCGTCAAGTTCGACCAGTTCCGCGACCGCTACTGCAAATGGCACCCGATGAAGGTCGGCAAGGGCGCGTGGGCGCAATGGCGCGACGTCGTCACGGGCGGCAAGAACGAAGACGAGCTGCGCGCCCGCATCGGCGATTTTATGTTGCTCCGCACTCAGGCCGACATCGGTCTGCGCCCGCCGATCTATGAGACCTTCCCGCTCATCGTGTCCGACAAGCTGCGGCGCGACGTCGAGGGGGATCTGCGGCTCGCCGATGTGCTGGCTGCAGCCGAGGCCGACGACACCAAGAAGCTCGAAATGGACATGGGGCCGAAGCGGCGCCTGACCGGCGAGATCAAGGCAAAGGCCGTCTGCGAAGCCGTCAAGGATGAGTTCGACGGCGGGCTCGACAAGATCGTGCTGGCCTACTGGCACAAGGACGTCGGCAAGGTCTTGTCGGACGGGCTTCGGGCGTTCGGCGTTGTCCAGATTGACGGTTCGACGCCGCCTGACAAACGGCTCGCCGCCGAGGTCTCGTTTCGCGACCCGAAGGGCGCGCGGGTGTTTCTCGCGCAGATCGAAGCAGCCGGCGAGGCCATCGACTTGTCGGCCGCCGCCGAACTGCTGTTCGTCGAAACGACCTTCGTCCCCAAACAGATGCGTCAGATGTCCGATCGCATCGCCAATATCACCCAGGCGCGGTCGACCCGCGTCCGGGTCGCGACGCTTGCCAACTCCATCGATGACGCCCTGCAAGCGACGCTTCTCAGAAAATGGGCGAGCATCAGGAAAGTCCTCCAATGACAGTTCACATCCATATCGAAGCCAAGACCGGCGCCGAGGCCAGAGCACAGATGGCCGACCTTTTCGGCGGTCCCCGTCTCATCGTGTCACCGGACCTCAATGTCGGCGACTTGTCACAGCCGGGCCAACTCATACTCAACGAGGCGGCCATCCTCGGCGAGAAGACAGTCGACCCCGCCGCCATGACGGAAGTCGGCGAGAAGATTGCCGAGACCCAGGCGGCGGCCTCTGCTGTCGAGCGCGTTCGCGGTCAGCCCTCGCCGGGCAAGGCCCGCCGCACCAAGGCCGAGATCGCCGAGGACGACGCCGCTGCGGCGACCGGCCCCCTCGCGATCGTCAGCCAGACCGATGTCACCGCCGAGGAATCCAACCTCGTCGAAGACTCCCCCGAAGTGCAGGCCGCCGACGCTGCCGATGAGGCCGCCGAGACCGCTGCCGCCAAGGTGGACGGCAAACTGACGCTGGACGACGTGCGCAACGCGCTCGGCGGCTACGTCAACAAGTTCGGCATGGCGGCGGCGCAGGCCGACGGCCCGCAGTTGATCGCCAAGGTGCTGGGTGTCCCGCATGACCCCGCCGCGCCGAAGAAGATCAGCGACCTTGGCGACGACCAGGTCCTGCTCAAGCGGGCCGTCGATGGCGTCGCCGAGATGATCGCCAAGGACCCGTTCAAGCGCGGCTCGGTGGCGGCCTAAATGCCCCGCACCAAAGCGAAGTTCTACAAGGACATGGCGGACGTCAACGTGACGTTCAACGATGGCGAAGTGAAGACATATCGCATCACCGCCAGCCCGGCCATCGGGGGCTACTTGGCTCGCGAAGCCGGGGCGCACGGTGTGCTTTCGCTGTTCAACTCCGAACGCTCGTGGGGCATTCCCACGAGCAGCATCCGCGATTGGGAGATCATCCCGGTCCCCGTTGAGCCGGAAATCGAACCCGGCGGCGCGGAGCCGACCGATGGCTGAACACGCCGCACGCGATCACGCAGCCTGGAGTGCTTCGAGCACCGAGCGGCACTGGCAATGCGCCGGGTCGCTCGCGCTCGAAGACGGCCTGCCTGAGAAGACCGGCGAGGCCGCCGATTGGGGCACCTGCGCGCACCAGATCGCCGAGAAGTGTTTGCGAGGCCACGGCCCCGCCGACCGCTACATCGGCAAGACCGAGAAGGGCAAAAGCTACTCGTTCGAGGTCGACGAGGAAATGGCCGAAACGGCTCAGACCTATGTCGACTATGTGCAGTCGGTCTCGGAGTCCGACCCGGATGCCCAGATGTGGGTCGAACAGCAGTTCTCGCTCGCCGCACTGAGCCCGCCGTTCGAAGCCGGTGGCACGGCCGACGCGGTCATCTACCTGCCGGGGACCAAGCGCATCGAAGTGATCGACCTCAAGGGCGGTCGCGGGCATGTCGTCGAGGCCGTCGGCAACCCCCAGGCCCGCACCTACGCCTTGGGCGCCATGCTGGCGCACCAGGGCCTCGACGTGGAGCGCGTGACAGTGACGATCGTCCAGCCGCGCGCGCCGCACAAGGACGGCCGGACCCGCAGCGAGACCTTCCACATCGCCGATCTGGTGGAGTGGACGAGCGACCTCGTCGCAGCGATGCGACGGGCAGCAGAGGCCGACGCCGAGCGCACAAAGATGTCGCCTGCTGGCTGGGCCAAAGCATTCCTGACGCCCGGAGACCACTGCAAGTTCTGCAAAGCCCGTGGCACCTGCCCGGCGCTCGAGAAAGCCGCGATGGATGCCGCCGGCATCTATTTCGACGATCTCGACCAGCCCCACATCGCCGCCAACATGGAAGGCGACGACCCCGCCAAGCTGTCGCGGGACCTCGATATGCTGGACATGATCGAGGGCTGGTGCAACGCCCGCCGCGAGCGCGCCCACCAGCTCGCCGAGAGCGGCGTCGAGATCCCCAACTACGTGCTGGTTGCCAAGCAGGGCCGCGAGAAGTGGACCGACGCCGCGGCAGAGGGCCGGGTGCATCTGGTCGCCACCGAGGCCGGCGTGCCGCGCGAAAAGTGGCTCAACGACCCCAAGCTGCGAACCCCCAAACAGGTCCGCGAAGCCTTCAAGAAAGCCGGCAAGGACGACTTCATCGCGAAGTTGGCTCCGTTGTCAGACACCCCATCGGGCGGCACCAATCTGGTGAAAAGCTCGAAGACCACGCGGCAGCCCGTCGCGGCTGCCGTTCATCAGCACTTCTCAGCCATCGAGTGAAAGGAATCCATCATGGCAAGATCACGAGACATTAAAGCCCCCGAAGCCCGCCTCGCATTTACGCAGGGCCTGTTCGAGCTGCAGACCACCCAGAGCGGCAAGAAGCAGTGGAACTGCACTCTGCTGTGGCCTAAGTCGGTCGACCTGTCGGCGCTCAAGGACCTGGCCGTCGAAGCCGCCAAGGAAGAATGGGGCGACAAGGCCGTCCAGATGATCAAGGACGGGCTTATCAAGTCGCCCTTCCTCGACGGCGACGGGCCGCAGGGCAAGTCCAAGAAGACCGGCGAACCGCACAACGGCTTCCCCGGCAACACCTTCGTCCGCGTCACCAGCGGCGAGGACTACCGGCCCAAGCTGGTCAACCAGAAGGTCCTGCCGATCGTCTCCAAGGACGATCTCAAGTCGGGCGATTACGGCTTCCCGGTCGTCAACGCCTTCACCTGGGAAAACGACCAGAACGGCAAGGGCATCACGTTCGGCATGTCGATGCTGCAGAAGACCCGCAGCGGCGACAGCCTGGGCGGCGGTGGCCCGTCCCCGGATGAAGTGTTCGAGGCCATCCCCGACGAGGGCGATGCTCCCGCTTCGACCAAGACCGGCGACGGCGCCGCCGGGCTGTTCGCCTAAAGTCAGTTTCAACGCATCGACGGCGGCTGATTGTGGCCGCCGTCCAACCCTCAGAGGACACCATGAAAGCCACAAATCGCAACGCCGGGCGCAACACCAGCCTCGGTTCGATGCAAAAGGCCGACGTACCGGCTCCGTCCGAGTTCAACGGTCCGTTCGGACACGCCGATCGCACGCTCGGCGCTACCATCCTGCTCACGACCCGCGTCACCAGCCTCGCACAGAAGCTCGTCGCGTACTACGGCCCTCCGTTCGACGAGAGCGGTGCGGTCGCCGGGCCGGGCAGCGTACTCGGAACGCTCGATGAGAGCTGCAACCTGATCGACGACGCGATCAACCGGGCCAATGCGGCTCCCGACGCCATCGAGAGCGCGCTGCCGTGAGCGGCGTGTTCGACGACGAAACCGCCGAGGCCGACGCTGCTGACCGGGCGCGCGGCCGGAACGACACCGACCTGACGCATCTCGACAAGGACGCCAAGACGCGGCTGATCCAGGTCGTCTCGCGGCTGGAGAGCATCGACGCCGAGAAGTCGTCGCTCAGCAAGCGCGCGAGCGAACTGCTGAGCGAAGCGAAAGGATCGGGTCTCGACCCCAAGATCATCCGGGCCGTGCTCAAGCGCCGGAAGATGGACCGCGACGATCTCGAACAGTTCGACACGCTCGTCGAGCTCTACGAGGGCGTATTTTCCTGATGAGCCGCGCCGAGCTCGAACAAGCTGCTTGCGTCGGGAAGCACCCCTTCCCGACCAAGCTGGCCGCCCTGAAAGTCGCCCGCCGGATGCAGGGCAACGGCAAGGGCGGCTCCGAGGCGTTCCGCTGCCCGTACTGCGGCAAATTCCACATCGGGCACGCCGACCGCAAAGTCTCAAAGGTCGCACGCCGCCGCTTCGAACAGGAGTTCTCCGAGCGATGAACGGCAAGCTGTTTCTGAGCGTCGGGCTCGCCGCGGCGGTCTTCTGTCTCACCCTCGCCGACTTCTTCGTGCCCGCCGCGTGCTGCGCGGGCGTCCTGCTGATCGGGGCTCTGTATGACTGATTTCGAGAAGTTCTTCGCCGACGAGTTCCAGCGCCGGCTGGCCGCCGCGACCGTGCCCGGCATGACCGACCCGTCCTGGGACCGGCGGGCGGCGTGGCTCTTGTGGGTCGCTGAGAACCGCCACGTCTTCAAGACGCCCGCGCCTAGCGCGCCGCTCAAGGGAGGGCTGTTCGATTGAGCATCCAGATCATCAACGACGATTGTCTCGTCGCCATGAAATCCTTGCCGTCGGCCTCTGTCGACATGGTGCTGTGCGATATTCCGTATGGCGAGGTTTCGCAAAAGTCGTCGGGCCTCAGATTGCTCGACAGAGGCAACGCCGACGCCTGCGACATAGACCTGCCCGCCATGATCGACGAGCTGGTGCGGCTGTGTACGGGCTCGTTCTACGTGTTCTGTGGCACCGAACAAATCAGCGTCCTCGTCGCGCTCTTCCGAGCGCACAAGCTCACCACCCGCGTCGGCGCTTGGGAGAAGACCAACCCCAGCCCCATGAATGGCGACCGGCTCTGGCTCAGCGGCCTTGAGTTCTGTGTCTTCGCGAGACAGGCCAACGCCACGTTCAACGAGCACTGCAAGAAGGCACTCTGGCAGGCCCCATCTGGCCGGTCGAAGGTTCACCCCACCGAGAAGCCCGTCGCCCTCATGGAACGCCTCATCCGTGCGTCGAGCCAACAGGGCGACACGGTGCTCGACAACACAATGGGCAGCGGCACGACGGGCGTAGCCTGCCAGAACACCGGACGCAACTTCATCGGCATCGAGCGCGACCCAGAGTATTTCAAGATCGCGCAACAGCGCATGGGTCTTGTGTCAGTTTCAGCGATTCGCACCGAGCCGATGAACCTGGGGGTATTCGAATGAGCGATCAGCGCATCCCGCCCAAGCGGTTCGCCAAAGCCTTCCGTCCCTTGCCGGGCTCAACCCCCGTCCCGCTGGCCGATCTGGAACGGAACTGCTGCAAATGGCCGGTCGCCGAGAATCCGACCGTGTTCTGCGGCGAGAAGAGCGCGACGGGCCGGTATTGCGAACAGCACGAACGGATGAGCGGCATCCGATTGGCGGCGCTGGCATGACCGTCCAGATCATCCACGGCGATTGCCGCAGCGCCATCGAGTTCATGCCGTCGAACAGCATCCACTCCATCGTCACCGACCCGCCCTATGCGCTGGTCAGCATCCAGAAGCGCTTCGGCAAAGAGGGCTCGGCGCCCGCCAAGGACGTCTATGGCCGTGCGTCTGCCGGGTTCATGGGCAAGACCTGGGACACGGGCGAGACGGCCTTCGACCCGGCCTTCTGGGCTGACGTGTGGCGCGTGCTGCGCCCCGGCGGGCATGTGCTCGCATTCGGCGGCACGCGGACATATCACCGTTTGGCCTCTGCCATCGAAGACGCGGGTTTCGAGATCCGCGATCAGATCGGATGGGTCTATGGGTCTGGATTCCCCAAAAGTCACAATATGGACGGCGAGTGGGAAGGCTGGGGCACCGCGCTCAAGCCTGCATGGGAGCCGATCGTCGTTGCCCGCAAAGCACTCGACGGCACCAACGCCGAGAACCTGACCCGCTGGGGCGTCGGCGCGCTGAACATCGACGGGTGCCGCGTCGGGGTTGAAGGCGGCACGGCGAAGGGCAGTAAGCCTGTCGGAGCCGGTAACGGCATCTACGGTGCGGGGCTGCATGGCGCTTGCGAGATCGTGGTGCTGGACAAAGGCCGATGGCCCGCCAACGTCATCCACGACGGCAGCGACGAAGTGCTCGATGCCTTCCCGGCCGCGCCGGGCCAACTCGCCAAAGCCAGCGACAGTGCCGAACCCCGCGACATGGGCGGCTCGGCGGCGCGGTTCTTCTACTGCGCCAAGGCCAGCAAGAAGGACCGCGACGACGGCCTAGAGGACTTCGACGCGGTTCACCGCCCGAACGGCAACAAGTGGACCGACCAGGACTATCGCGTGTCGAGCGGGGAGCGCCCGCCGAGCGCCGAGAGCGGCCCCCGAAAGAACGTCCACCCCACCGTCAAACCGACCGAGCTGATGCGCTATCTGTGCCGGTTGGTCACGCCACCGGGCGGCACGGTGCTCGACCCGTTCATGGGCTCCGGCAGCACCGGGCGCGGCGCTGTGCTCGAAGGCTTCAACTTCATCGGCTGCGAGATGGAGGCCGAATACGCGGCCATTGCTCGCGCCCGCATCGCCGCGGTTGAGCCGCACGACGGGGTGTTCGCATGACCCACGGCATAGAGATCGACTTCGAGACCCGCTCCGATGTCGACCTGAAACGGCACGGGAGTTATGTCTATTTCGAGTCCCCGCACGCCCGCGTGCTGCTGGGCTCCTACAAGATCGACCGAGGGCCGACGAAGCGCTGGCGCTACGGTCAGCCCATCCCGCCGGACTTGCTCGCCGCCCTGAATGCCGGCGCAGTCGTCAGCGCCCACAACGCCGCGTTCGAGATCCAGTGCTTCCGCTGGCTGGCGAAGAACTGCGGCTGGCCGTCGCTGCCCGTCCGGCAGTTCCGCTGCACCGCTGCCACGGCCGCCGCGATGGCCCTGCCCCGCAGCCTCGGCGATCTTGGCGCGGCGCTCGGGCTCAGCGTCCAGAAGGACAAAGAGGGCGCGGCGCTGATCCGGTTCTTCTGTATGCCGCGCAAGCCGCGCGCCAACGAGGACCCGAACGCCGGCCCGTACTGGAACGAGCCCGAGGACTACCCGGAGAAGTTCGACCGCTTTCACGATTACTGCGACCGCGACGTCGAGACCGAGTGCGCCGCCGACGACCGGCTGGTCCCCCTATCCAACGACGAGCAAGAGCTGTGGTGGATCGACCAGGAGATCAACGACCGCGGCATCCGCATCGACCGCGCGTCGGCCCGCGCTGCGCTGGCCCTCGCCGAGAAGGCGAAGAAGCTGCTCGACGCGCAGATGAAGGACGCCACGGGCGGCGCGGTCACGGCGTGCTCCCAGGTCTCCCGGCTGATCGAATGGGTGCAGGCCCAGGGCGTCGCGCTCGACTCGCTGGGCAAGGCCGAGATCACCGACCTGCTGGAACTCGACGACGTGCCGCCGATCGTGCGCCGCGCCCTCGAAATACGGCAAGAGGCCGCCAAGACCTCGGTGTCGAAGTTGCGCTCGATGTTGGACCGCGCCAGCGCCGACGGGCGGATGCGCGGGTCGTTCCTGTTCTGCGGCGCGGCCACCCGTCGGTGGAGCAGCGTCGGGGCGAACGTCGCCAATCTGCCGCGCCCGCGCGCCATCTACGGCAAGCTGCAGGAAGACGGCGAACTCGACATGGCGACCATGTTCAACGCCTTCCGCTCCGAAGACCCGGACCTGCTGACGTTCCTGTACGGCGACGAGCTCGGCCGGCCGCTGCATCTGATCTCCGACTCGCTGCGGTCCTTCATCTGGGCAGCGCCGGGGCACGAGCTGGTGCAGGCGGACTTCGCCGGCATTGAGGGCGGCGTCGGCGCGTGGGGCGCGGGCGAGCACTGGAAGGTGCAGGCGCTGCACGAGATCATGGCCGACCCGAAGCTGCCCGACATGTACCGGCGGCTCGCCGCATCGGTGCTGAACACTACGACCGATGTCATCACCAAGAAGCACCCGATGCGGCAGGGAATCGGTAAGCCGGGCGAGCTCGCCTTTTCTTTCGGCGGCGGGGTGATGGCCTTTGTCATGTTTGCCCGCGCGTTCGGCGTGAAGCTCGATCCGCTGTTCGAACCGATCTGGGCCGCCGCCGATGAGGAACGGCAAGCCAAAGCCGCAAAGCGCTACGATAGCGTGCTGAAACGCGGCAAAGAGGGCACGACGGTTCTGAGCCGCAACGCCTGGCTGGCGTGCGAATTGACCAAGGTCGGCTGGCGCGCTCAGAACCCCGCCACGCAGGCGGCATGGCACGCCCTCGAGGACGCCGCCCGCGAGGCCATCCGCAACCCCGGCACAGCGGTCTCGGCGATGCACGACCGCGCCACCTACCTTGTTCGGATGGGCTATCTGTGGCTGCGGCTGCCGAGCGACGGTTGCCTCTGCTACCCGTCGCCACGCCTGCGCGATCAGGTCTGGGCCAAGGTCAAGCTCGACGACGGCACATGGTCCGACCCGGAAGTGATGGACCGCGAGCAGGCCGAGAGCATGGAGCGCCAGAACAAGGTTCTGATCCAGGGCAACACGTCGCCGTCGATCTCGTCGCTCGGCGTCGACTCGACCACCAAGAAGTGGGTCCGCTCGCACCTGTACGGCGGGCTGCTGTTCGAGAATTGGGTGCAGGCCACCGCGCGGGATCTGCTGGTCAACGGAATGCGGCTCGCCCGCGACGCCGGCTACCCGATCATCTATCACAATTACGATGAGCTGGTCGCCGAACGCCCGCGCGGCACGACCGACCTGGCCGCCTTCGAGCGGCTGATCTGCCAGTTGCCCGAGTGGGCAAAGACCGGGCCGCTGCCGCTTCCCTTGAGCGCCGGGGGCTTCATCGCCAAGAGGTATTTCAAGGGCTAGTCAGCCGTTGTCAGTTGACACGACTGACAACTTATCCTACACATCGTCAACGAAAGGAATCACGCCGTGAACTGGAAAGACCGCAAGAAGTACCCGACCTCGAAAGACCCCGTGTTCAGCACCAGATTGCCGGCGCGCATCCAGGACGCCGTGCGGCGTCTGGCAGCCGACCCGGCCAACAACACGACCATCAACGCCATAACGGTGGCCGCGCTCGAGGACTGGCTGCAGGCCAACGACCCACAGTACGCCGCGCCGCCCAGCGGCGGGCTGTTCGAATAGGAGGGCACGACCATGAGCATCGAGCGCAACCGCTTCGGCTTCGACGGCGAGATCAGCTTCGAGTGCGACGCCTGCGGCAACGAACTCCACACCGAAACAGCCAACTTCGACGCAGCCCGCGCGAAGCTCAAGGACGACGGCTGGCGGACGATCAAGCGCAACGGCGATTGGGAGCACATCTGCCCGTTGTGCAGCGACGAGCCGGACGAATGAATACCCTCGACGACATCCGCGCCGCCTACCCGCATCTGGGCCTCGCATTGTACGCCTACGTCCCCGGCGGACCCTTCGTGCTGGAATGTCTCTCCACCGACGGCAAGACGTTCAAGTTCACCGGGGCGACCGAAGCCGATGCCGTTGCGGCGGCGTTCCCCGACGAGGACACGCCCGCGCCGCCACCGCCTGCCACGGCTGTTTCGCCGCCCACCAACGTATTCGAATAGGAGAACGACCGTGCCCGCAGAATACACCGAGACCGTCGCCGACCCGCTGATCGAGTTGCTCGCAATCAAGCTCTACGAGCACGACACCCTCAATGGTAGGAACCCGCCAAACTTGAGCACCGGCTGGATGACGATGGCAAACGAAGATCGCGAATTGTACCGCCAGATGGCGCGCGGCAAGGAGCCGATCGGTTACGAGCCCGACGACCGATGAACCGCCTTCTCGCCCATCTCGGCGCCACGCCCGACGAGCGCATCAGCAATCTGCTGTCGCTGGTGCTGTGTGCCGTCATCCCGATTTTGTTCGCGCTCGCCGCGGCCAGCGCGAGCGTGCCGCAATAGCCAGTTTCTGCGATCTACGCACGACCAACGGAGAACGACCAAATGAAAGCACACATCATCTTAGGCGCCATCGGTGGCGGGCTCATCGGGCAGTCCATCGCGGGTCTCGTATTTGACTACGGACCCATCGAAATCGTCGTGCTGATTGCAGGCGTTGCGGTCTTCGCCCTCGGGATCACGGCTGCGGTACGGCTATGACCACCCTGCGCTCCACTGCCGCGCTCGTCGGCGCCCTCTTGGCCCTGAGCGGCTGCAAGGACCTGAATGCCGGCATGAACCTACTGGAGGGCAAGCCGGCAGACGCCACGCCCACGGCGCTCGCCGCGCTCGATGTCGCGCCAGAACCCGAGCCGGGCTACACGGTCCTGGACGGCACGGGACCAATGGGCGAGGAAATCGGCACGGGGCGGGACTGCGTGCCGATGTTCAGGCAACGCATATGCGTGTAGCCAAACCAGCGATCAGCCGGAAGGCGAAACGGCTCATAGCCCTCGTCGTCGCTAGAACAGACGACTATGCGTTCGTGGGCTCGATGCACCCTGACGACCACGACGAAATCGAGCGCGCCTACAACAAGGCCATCAAGGATCTCAGCGTGTACGTGGCAGATTTAGAGACCAGCACCAAGTCGAGCCCCAACACCTAGGTCAACCCCGATAGTCCAATCCGGCTGTCAGTTTTAACGTATCGCATTCGGCTGACGCCATCTAAGATGGACGCCCTGCAAAGCAAAACAGGCCGACGGATTTTTCCGCCGACCTGTTTCACGGGACACGACCAAGAGCCCGCCGCCCATTTGGAGGCCCCTATGAATAGCACCGCATCCGTAAAAAGAGAGGATAGCGACGAAGTCTTCGCGCTCAAGGAACGTGTTCGAGACCTCGAAGCCCTCGTCGGCCTGCATTGGGCGCCGCCTCGTATCCTGGGCCTGACACGCACCCAGGCTCAACTCTTCGGCCTTCTCATCCGCCACCGCACGCTCTGCACCTACGAGATGATCCTGACGGCCCTCTACGGCGAGCGAACCGACCCACCCGGCGTCGAAGTCATCCGGGCTCACATCACACACATCCGACGGCTGCTCGAGCCCCACGGGCTCACCGTCCGCCGGCTATGGGGCAGCGGGTACTACCTGACCCCCGAGGACATTGCGCGCATCGACGCGCTCTACGCACCCGGAGAACGACCATGACTCGCATCGGCGACTGGATGCAAACTTTCTCAGGCCGCCAGTTCTGGCCGCTCGATCCGCGCCCCGAGGAAATCTTCATCGAGGACATTGCGCACGCGCTGAGCATGGCCTGCCGGTACGCCGGCCACTGCAAGCGGTTCTACAGCGTCGCCGAGCACTCGGTGCTGGTGAGCTGGCATCTGCCGCGCGAGCTGCGCCTATGGGGCCTGCTGCACGATGCCAGCGAAGCCTACCTCGTCGACGTGCCGCGCCCACTCAAGCCGTCCCTGCCCGGCTACTACGACCTCGAGGCCGCGGTGATGGCCCAGGTGTGCGAGCGCTTCGGTCTGCCGGTCGAGATGCCGCCGCGCGTCAAGGAAATCGACAACCGCATCTTGGTGGACGAGAGCCGACAGAACATGGCGCCCTGCGTGGTGCCGTGGAATCTGCCGTACCAGCCGCTCGGC